GTTCTTTGCTAAGACGGTACACCTTGAAAGGGTGACCTACCTTGGATGTAGTGCTTCTTATAGATATATCTAAAATATATCCCACTAGATCACGAAACCCACTAACAGGTAAGGATTCACTATCGAGATTTATTTCGGAACTTGACCTTGATTCTTTTCGTTTTATTTTTCTTAAAAATAGTAATAGTTTTAACACTATTATTAGTTTTAACCCCTTTTAATGATTTAATATACTTATTATAATTAGTATATTCTTTATACCAATCTGGTAATAAAGCCTTCAGTAAAGCAATAGCAGTTGAAACAGCAGACATTTGATCTACTGTTCCCTTGTTAGTAACTTTATGAAGTATAATATTAAAAGGAACAAGACTTACTAAGAAAGGTATTCGACCAAACATAGCCATATCAATATTATCTAATACTGATAAATCCTTAAAGGATTGTGGACCAATAGGATTTTTCTCAAGCGACTTTTTAATATAAGTCGTCTGAGTACCATCCATTTGGGACACTGTGTTACGTGTGGAGAATTCAAGTATTAAGTAGTTGAAATATTTTCTCAAGATTTTTGTGATCGTAATTGGGAAAGCAACTAAAGATACAAGAAGTGTTGTCATTAACACCTTCACTTGTGTAAAGGCACTTAACGATTTAGTAGGTTTATCTGTAACAACAGATATAGCCCACAATTCTCGTACAAAGTCCTGAGCAACTGACCAGAGGTCAGTCGGTCTTGCCCATCTATCTATTAGTCTATCAGTGAAAAACTGATAAACTGTTAATGGTTGGAGCCCCATCATTTCTATTAATCTGTCGAAATCCAATTTGAAATTATTAGTTAATAATTCATGTGGTTTAGACATATCATATAGTCCTGATTGTGGTCCGATTAGTGAGAATAAGTAAATTGTTTGCAATACTTTAATCTGAAAAGGGTTTTGCCCTCTAGGAAAAAGTAATGTTAGATAATTACTTAATAATGACACCGCGTTAGATAAAGAGTATCCCTTGTTATTTGCATCATGCAATAACGACACTGAGAAGATAGGATTGTTCATAGCTTGTAACACTACTTTAGCACCAATTGGTGATAAGTCGAATATTCTATTCGAAAGAAAGAATAATCGTTTAGCGAACTCGCAAATTGAACCGGAGAAACCTTTAATAGGGTTAACCTCCACTCCTAACTGTCCCAATATTGTGGAATACCGATCAGCAACGCTTTCATCTCTACAGGCTTGATCATCTCCTAAAACCGAATAATTATTCAATCCTAAGGTACAATCTTGACCTGCACTCATAAGAGCAAGGTTGTTTATAAAGTGATTAGTTAGACTTAACATCACAAATGATGAAAGAACACCCATAGGTTGTCCTACAGTGTAGGTAACATATTGAGGAAACGGTTTATTTGTAAAATAAGGTCTGTCAAGGATCTGTGACCATAGATCACCTCTTATCCCAAGAACAAGGAGAATATCTCTTTGTAGGGCAACAGGTAATCTATCCGTAGCTGCCGATAAATCGGAAGATACGACCACAGATGTTTTCGGAAATTTAATTTTCGATAACATTCCCTTAACAGGTTTAATTTGATCAAATGTACC